AAAAGCGCCACCTGCTGCTTTTACTTCTTCTTCAAAAGTATTAAATACTCCAGCTTGTACAAACAGAGCTGTTTTTGATAGTTCATCTGCTAAACTATTAAACTGCTTTGCTAGTTCTGCCGTTTCTTCTTTTAATTTTTCCATTCTTTCGTCAACTTCTTTAAACATATTGACGATTTGTTTTCCCATTTGAAAAATCATAACTGCAATACCTATGAAACCTATCGCAGACATAATGCCCCCCATAACCTTACCAAATTGCATACCTGCAAATTTCATAGTTCCCATAACTTTACCATGCTCTGCTTGCATTTCATAAAGGTCGGCTTTAAAATTATTTTTCATTCTATCAAAACCTGTTGTGGCATCTGCAATCATTCTTTGTCTTTGTGCTTTTAATATATTTACAGTTCTTTGATGCTCTCTACGAGTTCTCTTTTCAAACTTAATCATTGAAGATTCTTTAGCATTAACAGCTCTCTGATATGCTCTTATATCGGCTTCTGTTGCTGCTCCTGGAGTAGATAATCTTTTTATCCTGTCTTTGTTCATTAATTTGGTGACTTGTAAATCACCAGCACCTGCAACTTGTGCTGCTTGTTTTCCTGCAGCACCATAGTTAATTGTTGGCATAGCGCCTCTTATCAGTCCTCCTGAAATAGAAGCTGCGAATACACCAATCGCTGCTGTTGCTGATTCAATATTATCTGCTAAAAATGTACCGAAGAACTCAGCAAGTGGAGCTACGGCTAAACGAATTCTATTCATCACTTCATCAAATGCGACCATTAGTTTATTCAATTGGTTAACTGAATCGTCGCCTATCATTTCTGCAATAGCACCATATCTTTCTTCTGATTGACGAAGAACTTCATTTGCTACTGCTTGTGATTTTTGGAAAGTTGTTAATTGATTTTTATTAAGACCTAAAGATGCGGCATAACGAGTAGTTGCCTCTTCTAGTCTTAAGATGATACCAAGTTCGTCCAAGAGTTCTGGTTCCGCTTTAGTAACACCTCGAATAAGTCTGTTAAATGAATCGGTTGTATCTCTACCCAATGCAACAGAAACCGTTCTAGCGGCTTTACCGAGTTCGTTTAATTGAGTGGGGGATAGTCCTGCAGCAAGTCCTATCGCTGCAGATTGAGAAGCTTCTTTAAATGTAATCTGAGCAGAAGTTGCCATCTGAATATCTTTTGATAAAGTTCTCATGGCTCTACCAGTAGAAGCAGCAAATAGCTCTTGACCTTTTTGTAATACTCTAAAATCAGCGGCTTCTCTAAAGAATCTGAATAAAGCATCTAAGGCAAATAATTGTGCAGCTAAAGTAGCGTACGCAGGTACAAGACCTCCAGTAATACCTTGCGACATTTTACTAAAGTTTTTAGTGGTATTCGAAGACATATTAGATACGCCTTTCATTGCACGGTCTGTCGACCTAGAATTTTTATCTAGCGTATTAAAACTTTGTCCTGCTTTTTTGGCGTCCTTATCTACTTTATCTAAGCCACTTGCCGTGACTTTGAAATCCATTGAGCCGCCTGAACCCTTACCTTTTGCCATTTATTTCCTCGCTTTCGCCTTTCGCCTTTCAGCTTCACTTTTTCTTTTTACTTCTTCATT